GGGCATTTACCCAATTCGGGGTTATAGGCCACCTGACCTTATCAGGGCATTTACCTTTCAAAGGGACATTAGTATGAGCGAGCTGATTTCAGACGATTACGATATTGACGACGAGCAGGAGGTGATCCTATCTGAAGACCCTTCCCCAGAGGTGGAGGAGGAATCCGACTCAGCACCGGATACTGGTGAGGACCAGGAAAAACATGTCCAGTTTACACCGGAACAGCAAGAGATCTTCAACAAGACCGTAGGAGTCAAGGTCGCCGAGAAAAGGGCGATTGAGCAAGAAAAGCTCAGACTCGAGAAGGAATTGGAGGAGCTCCGAGCTAATGTTCCAACTCAAGCAAAGCCGAACGTACCGGATCTGCCTGACCCGTTTGCACTTTCTGACGAGGAGTACAGACAGCGATTACAGCAAAGGGAACGCGCATTGGTTGAGGCTGCACAGTATGACGCACGGCAGAGGGCTATCGAAGAGAACCAACGCCAGGCAGCGTACCAGCAGCAAATGAAGCAGCAAGAAGAGCTAAACGCGAGCATCAAGAGCTACTCAGACAGAGCTACGCAGTTAGGGATCAAACCCGAAGAGCTCCAGGTAGCAGGAAGCACGGTGGCGCAGTTCGGCATGGACGACACGCTGGTATCTTACATACTGGCTGACGAGCATGGTCCGCTGATCACTAAGTACCTGTCTACCAACCTGACAGAGCTTGATGAGCTATCCAGAATGCCACCTACCCTGGCGGCAGTAAAGATAGCAACAACCGTTAAACAGAAAGCTGCATCGCTTAAACCTAAAGTTAACAATGCGCCCGACCCGCTAGATACCCCACGAGGGGCAGGGTCAGCTCCCAAACCGAAGGGGCCACAAGGCGCTATATTTGAATAGGAAATGTAACAATGGCTAATAATCTCAACAGTAACGTCACCCGGAAAGTCGCCCGGGTATTCCTCGACGCGTTCGAGGCATCACGCGTACTCACTAAGACTGTGGACACGCAGCTCCTGTCTGGCAAGTTCAACCCTTCAAGCGGTTCAACTGTAGACTTCAAGCGTCCGCACGATTACAACTCAATCCGCACTTCTGGCGGTGATATCAGCTCAAGCACTAAGAGCGACATCATTGCTGGTAAGGCAACTGGTACGGTCCAGGACTACTTCACTGCTGCCACTGAGTGGGGCAATGTTGAAGAAGCTCTTGAGCTAGACCAACTCGACCAGATCCTTGAGCCAATGGCCCGTCGCATTGTGACTGACATGGAGCTCGATCTTGCTGCATTCATCCGCAAGAACGCTTCACTGTCTTACGGTGCTCGCGGTAATGCGGTAGACGCATGGTCAGACGTTGCAGGTGCTGGTGCATTGATGGATTCAATCGGCGTTCCTATGAGCGACGACAAATATTACATCATGAACCCTTTCACAACTACTGCGCTGTCTTCAGCTCAGAACGGTTTGAACGCGGCTGACGGCCTTGTACGTACAGCATGGGAGAAAGCTCAGATCAGCCAGAACTTCGCTGGCATGATGGCTCTGACTTCTAACGCTCTCGGCAGCTACACTTCAGGTTCTACTACTGACCGTCTTGGCGCGCTCGCAGCGGCTCCTGATGCAACTTACGTTACAGCTAAGGACACTATGACTCAGGTTCTGTCTCTCGACGGTCTGGGTACTGGTACTATCAAAGCTGGTGACCAGGTTACTATCGCGGGCGTTTACCGTCTCAACGTAGCAACTCGTCAGCCTATGCTCGACGCTTCTGGCGCACAGGTTCTGTGGACAGGTACTGTTCTCGAGGACGTGACTATCGCTGCTAACGCTGCGACTATCACTGTCTCAGGTGCTGCTATCTACGAAGCTAACGGCCAGTACAACAACGTCACTGCGGCTCCTGCCGAAGATGCTGTTGTAACTATCCTCGGTGCTGCCGACACTCTGTACCAGCCTAACCTCTTCTACACGAAGCAGGCGTTCGGCATCGGTACTGTCAAGCTTCCTAAGCTCTACAGCACTGACACTATCGCTACTACTAGCGATGGCTTCTCAATCCGCGTATCTAAGTACGCAGACGGTGATGCCAACACGCAGAAGATTCGTTTCGACCTTCTGCCTGCATACGCAACCTTCAACCCGCTCTTCGCAGGTCAAGGTTTCGGTGTAGCATAACGATAGATGGAGAAGGGGGCTTCGGCCCCCTGATTCTTTATGGCAAAACCACAGAAAGGCAAGGCCAAGGTTAAGGTCACGGCGTCAGGCAAGAAGGTCTCCTACGGGCAGGCCGGTGAAGCCAAGGGCGGTGGACCACGTGTACGTCCTGGTACGAGTAAGGGTGATTCCTACTGTGCGAGGTCGCTAGGTATCAAGAAGCGATTACCTAAAGAAAAACAGAACGACCCCAACACGCCAAACAATTTGAGTCGCAAGCGCTGGAAGTGTAAGGGCGCTAAATCTGCAAGGTACGAATAATGGCCACTGTCGCTCAAGTCGCTAAGGCGGCGTTACAACGAATTCTGGTCCAGGCATCTGAGGCTCCATTGGAGGCTGACGAGTACCAGGACTTTATCTTCGCCATGAACAACTACATGGCAGAGCTCGACGCGCAAGGCATAAGCTTGGGTTATACGGTGGTCACCGATCTAGGTGATGAGGTCACTATCCCTACCGGCGCGCTCCGAGGACTAATTGCTAACCTAGCTATCGAGGTCTCTCCTGATTACGGAGGTGTTGTATCTCAGGGCTTGGTTAAGGCTGCACGTGACGGATTCCAGACCATGAGGCTACTGGGACAGCGCATAGCAGCGACTAGGAACCCTTCTACCCTGCCCGTCGGGTCAGGCAACGAGGATACTGTCTACGGCTACCCAGGACACTTCTACACCGCATCGGAAGAAGAGATCCTGGCTGAGACTACTGGCGCCATTGGATTGGAGAACAACACGAATGGTTGATAGAGCGCAGGGCAGAAAGAAAAGCCAATTCACTCAACAGAGCACGGTCCTAGCTAACAGCTACATGGACTACTTTGTTAACGGCACGAACTACAAGATCAGCTACGACAACTTCGTGAGCGGTCTGGGCGTGACCGGCACAATCGTTCAAGACGGCGCTGTTACTGGTACTCCTATCCTAGATACGGATGGCACTATCAACAACATCCGCAACATAGAAGATGGCTCTGGCATTGTTACTAACGTGTCCGCTGAGAACGGCGTCACTATCGCGCACAACATCTCCTATGACACTACTGGCGCGCCTCTATTCCTAAATACCACAGCTACTAGCCCGGTCATTGCGAGCATCGTGGCAGGTAACGGAATCGCCGTCACCTCTACTGATAACTACGTGACCATTAGCCAAGTGGGTGTTGCTGAGTACGCCAACGTCACCATGCACGGCAACTCTACCGAGACTGTAATTGCAAGCACTGCCACAGCGGTGAAGGTCGCAGGTACTTTTGTTGTCGGTGATGAGTCTGGTTATACCGGAGACACTACGGGCAAGATTACGCACACAGGTGATACCGCCAGGCATATCATTAACGCGATTGTCAGCATGACCGTAACAAGCGGAACAAACCACACGGTATCAATGTATATCGCGCTCAATGGCACCGTGGTAAACACAACCAAGACCACCACGACTACCTCTAGCGGCTTATATCGGAGCTTAGCGACATTTGCCAACCTAGAGCTAGACGATGGCGACTACGTTGAGATATTCGTAAGAAACGAATCTACAACAGACAACATCATTGTATTGGATGCGATCATAGGGGCTCTTTAATGCCTGTTACCCAGCTACCGATAGCCAACGGGTTCTACGTATCTGACTCCCTGCCCATCGCGGCTCAGGAGTGCACTAACTGGTATCCAAACATCGTACAGGGCACTGGATTAAACCAGGAGACCCTGTTCGGTACGCCTGGATTAGAGCAGCTCGCTACCTCTGGAACTCTTGAGAACGAGAACCGTGGCGCTCACGAAATGGCAGGAAAGCCCTACTTCGTGAACGGCGACAGGCTATACCGACTAGATGAGACGGTGGTTGATAGCACGGCTACCTATACTCTCACGTTCATCGGTGATATATCAGGAACTGCTAGAGTCTCAATGGCCGACAACGGCACACAGCTCATGATCCTGGTCCCTGGCGGGAATGGGTATATCTACAACCACGTGACTGACACCTTTGCTCAGATCACAGACTCGGACTTTACAGCTAATGGAAATCCTCAATTCGTCGTATTTATTGATGGCTATTTTTTGGTTACCACAGATTCCAAGAAGTTCATTATTTCCGCCATCAACGACGGACTCTCATACAACGCCCTAGACTTTGGTACGGCTGAGTCGGACCCGGACGACATCGTGGCTCCGGTGGTCTATAAGAATCAGCTATTCATCTCTGGCGGTGAGACCTTCGAGGCTTTCCAGAACATCGGTGGAGCGGACTTCCCGTTTCAACGTACAGGTCTATTCCTGCAGAAAGGATGCTATGCGCCCTACTCTCTCGTTAACGCCCAGGACACTTTCATGTGGGTCGGCGGCGGAGAGAACGAGGGACCAGCAATCTGGGCTCTGAGCGGAAACTCTACCGTCAAAGTATCCACCACGGCTATTGACTCACTGCTCTCTAAGCTCACAGAGACGCAGCTCTCGGCCATTTATTCTTGGGCATACGCAAGCAAGGGTGCCTACTTTATCGGCTTCTCACTGCCCTCTACGACGCTTGTATACGACATAACATCCAAGCGATGGCATGAGCGTAAATCATTCCTATCAGGAGCTCTGGGTGCGTTCAGAATCTCCTCGGTGGTCAAGGCATACAACAAGATTATCTGCGGTGATTCAATCGATGGCAGGATCGGTAGTCTGGACCCGGATGTCTACACAGAGTACGGCAACGCAATCATTCGCCGTGTGGCTACGCAGCCCTTCCAGAATCTCATGCAGTCTATCTTCTTCCCTAGCCTAGAGCTAACCATTGAGTCAGGCGTAGGTAACGATGACGTGCCAGACCCGGTGATTGTCCTTCAGAGATCTAAGGACGGTAAGACCTGGGGCGAAGAAAGAGCTCGGTCAATGGGCAAGATTGGTGAGTATAACCGCAGGGCTATCTGGCGCAGGAACGGCCGGGCCTCTAGGTTTGAGGTGTTTAGTTTTACTCTCACTGATGCGGTCAAGCCAGTAATTATTCAGCTCACAGCTAACATCATTGGGGGCGATAAGTGACAGGACCTAGACTCAACGCGGCACAGCCCATCGTCCAACCAGATGGCACAATGGCGCAACCGTTTAGACAGTTCACTCAGGACGCGAGTTTAAGCATTCCAATCATTGGAACCGGGTCCCCAGAGGGTGTGGTAGAAGCCAGGCAATACAGTTTATACATAGACTCCACGGGCACTACGGGGTCGTTGCAGTACAGGAAGATGCAGCCCGACATAGGTGGCGATAAGTCACAGGGATGGGTCGCAGTCTAAATATGCTAAAATCAACGAAATTTAAGTAGGTAGACATATTATGCCAGTACCATTATTAGCGGCAGGGTTAGCAGGATTAGGTAAAGGAGCCTTGGCTTTGGGTGGAAAAGCTGTTGCAGGAGCAATGGCAAACCCTTTGAGCGCGCTTATGGGTGCGTCTAGCATTGCATCATCTGTGATGGGTAACAAGGCCCAAGAGGATGCGATTGCCCAAGCAGAAGCTCAGCGCCAAGCTAACATGGAATTGATCCAGCAATACGGCCAGAGGGCGTCAGAAGCTCTTCTACCTGGTTATCAAGCTGGTCAAGATATTAGACAGCAAGGGCTTAATCGCAACCTGGCTTTGGCAGGATCTACCTTCAGACCAATGATTGAAACCATGCAGTCTGGTGACATGATGGCTCAGCAGGCACTTATAAACTCTGTCGAAAGAATGCGAAACGCTAGAATGACAGGAGAGCCAGGAGCCCCAATCCAGGCGCAAAACGTGCCAATAGATTACTCCGCTCTTACTGGTCTGATTAGCCCAGAGCCTATGCAGTTCCAACCCATACAGGCTCCTGAGTTCTCGGACGCTGGAATGACTGATTGGTCATCAGCGGATGTTAATAAGTACCTGGAAGCCAATAAGGATATCAGAGACGATTATATGGCCAACAGGGAAGCTCTCTTAGCTGGAGGAGATCCTCAGTATGCAACCTTGGAAGGCTATGCTAGATGGCATTACGACAACAAGGGCAGGGATGAGATTGCTAAGGGATTAAGGGCTCCTGTAGAGGGAGTTACCGTTTCTGGGCCAACATCTGGCACTCAGACGCAACCACAAGGGGCGTTTACATCTCAACAGGTCGCTAACATATTTGCGAACGCAGGAGTAAAGCCATGAGCATACAAAGGCTTCAAGGGCTACCAGCTCAAGGTCCTTACGACGCAGCTACAGTAGACACGGTTAAAGATCTTCTTAATGCTGGTAGCGTTGATGTTGATGACGTATCGAATTATTTTAACGTCGATAAAGCTCTTGTTATTCAGAGTCTTACAGATATTCCACCTAATGCATACACAAGCGGGAGTTTAGATGCACCGCAAGTCGCTGCGGTTCAGAAACTAATAGAATTAGGTGTAGCAAGCACCAAGGATGTTTCTCAGTACTTTAGTGCTCCTGAAGAAATAGTCGAGCGCAACCTTACAGAGCAGCTCGGTTACACTCCAAGTCAAATTGCTCAGGCTCGAGTTGGCAGTCCTATTTCTCCTGAAAAAATTACCAAAGAACCCAAAAAAGCTGAAGATATACAAGTCGGAATGCTTGGAGCCGAGCAAGCTCTTACTAAGGGTGCTCAAGCCGCAATAGACAGGCTTGATCAATTAAACATCCAAGGTCGCCAGGACCTGACTTCTCAGTACGAAAGAGGATTGCAGCAGGCAGAAGCTGCGGCTGCTCAAGCTCGTGGAGATATTTCCACAGGAACAACTCAAGGTCTCGAGGCTTTAGGAGCCGGGATAGGTCAGGCTAGAACAGACATTACCGATTCATTTGGTCGTGCTGAAACTATGTTTGATCCTTACCGCGAGGCTGGAACTACTGCACTACAGCAGCAGCTTGCGCTTTCAGGAGCTCTAGGTCAGGACGCATTTAACCAGGCTTATCAAGAATCCCCACAGATGGCATTCCTGCGAGAACAGGGCATGAGAGCCAACTTAGCAGGCGCAGCAGCTACAGGCGGTCTCGGAGGCGGTAACGTCCAAAAAGAGTTACAGCGCTTCGGGCAAGGCCTAGCCTCACAAGGGCTACAACAGCAGATCGGCAACCTAGCAGCCTTATCAGGTCAAGGTCTTGGTGCAACTGGCAGCGCTGCAAACATAGCCACAGGTGCTGGTTCTAACCTAGCAAACCTTGCCACAGCGCTTGGTGAGGCTGGTTTACAGGCGCGAACCAATGAAGGTGTAAACCTTGCTAACATTGCGTCAGCACTAGGTGGGCAGCAGCTACAGACACAAACTAATCTTGGCAATCAACTAGCGAATTACGGATTGCAGACCGGTCTTCCTTCGGCGCAAATGCTCAACAACCTGGGAATAAATCTAGCTCAGGGCAGAACAGCAGAAGGATTACAGAGGTCTCAGGACGAAAGATTATTAGCTAGTAATCTGGCTAACATCTATCAAACTCAGGGAGCAAACCTGGCAGGAACGCTTGATAGCCAGAGACGTATGCTCATGGATCTTGTTAATAGCGGTGCGTTAACTGAAGCTCAGGCTCAGCAGGCATACGCTACAAACATGGCAAACTTGCAGTCAGGAGTGGGAAGTCAAATTGCCGGTGTTCCTAATGCGCCGATATTTAGCCCTGATTATGGTGCACAGATAGGACAAGCATTTCAGGCTGCTGGGGTAGGTGATTACATAAGTAGGAATCAGCCAACACAACCTGTTCAAGTATCAGAGTCGGTTCCAGCCTATGTTAGCCCTCAAGTGAACATGTCTGCATTGCCTGGAGCTGTCCAACAAAGCGCTGGATTTCAATCTCCTTTAGCGATATACCAGATTCCACAATTAGGAAGCTTATAACATGGCAGACCTATCTACAGCCCTTATGGGTATAGGCGCAGCCTTCCAAGGACAGGCGCCACAGTTCTTACAACAGCAGCAGCAGCGCCAGGCACAAGAGCGCGCTCAA